TAAAAATCCAAAATTATAAATAAGAGCATTATGGTGTAAACTCATTTTTCACTTTTTTTTAACAATTCTCAAATCGAAAAATAAAAAATGGACATACTTTTTATGTCCAATTTTAAAAAATGGAATGAAGAATTAAAAATAAAAAAAGCATGTGTTTACACTGTCTAAACCAATAATTTATAAAATAAGCAATAATTATTTATTTTATAAAGCTTCATCGTCTACTTTTTCTATATATACATTATCACATAATTTTTTTATTATCTTCTCTCTTCCATCTTCCACTGATTTACCACATTCACTCATTAACTGCGCAAATTCTTCTTGCTCTAGTGAATTATTCATATAATTTGGATGCTCTTCTAACCATACATTCAAGTTTTTTAATTGTTTTGATTCAACCTTCTTTAATGCTTTATTTATGTGCTCCTTATTTTCATCTTTTTCCCATTTATTATTTTTTACATATAATGTTTCGCGCTTTTTATCTGTACAATGTAATGGTCGTTCGTAGAGAGAAAGCTTATTCATGTTTTCCATTATAATATTACTAATACCATTTACTTGTCCTTTTTCTTTAGTAGTTAATAAGTTTTTCATAGACACTTCAATTTTATCAATAAACTCATCCATTGATAAAGCATCTTTACATTTTTCATTTAAAAATACATTAATATTAAATTTCTGTTTTATATTATTATTACTATTAATATTATTATTATTACCCATCTTAGGAATCATTTCATGTATTGTTTTTTGTAATTCACTATTTTGATTAATTAATTTTAATACTAATTCCTTCATATTATCTTTATTATTATCTTCAATAATCTTCGTTTCATTATTATTTATTATTTGACATTTTTTTTTATGTTTCCATAATCCTGACCTATTCATAAAATTTTTATTACAAATATTACATTCTAATATTTTTGTTTCCAACGTTTCCATTTGTTTCCGTTTATGTTTTATGGTTTTCAAATGTTGTTCCCATAAAAATTTCTTAGAGCAACTATAATCACAATTATCACAAAAGTATTTTTCATTCATATTATTCATATTTTTGGTTTCCATATATGCTATATTATAGAAACATAAAATATGCCTAAATCATTTTCAAAAAGTAAAAATAAAAGTTCAGTAACACTTTTAAAAAATCAAAATTATAAATAAGAGCATTATGGTGTAAACTCATTTTTCACTTTTTTTTAACAATTCTCAAATCGAAAAATAAAAAATGGACATACTTTTTATGTCCAATTTTATAAAATGGAATGGAGAATTAAAAAATAAAAAAAACGTCAATTGTTACTGAACAAACCATAATTTTATATTTTTAACACATAAATAAAATTACTCAAACCATTTATGTATTTATAAATCAATATATACATTTCTAGGGAATTGTCTATTTATTAAAGATTTGACATAATCATAAAATCTAAAGAATAAATTAATCATATTCATTAAAAAGAATGGGAGAGAAATATATAATATTAATATTATCCAATTTTTATAATTTTTGTATTTGTCATTCCAAAAGAAAGAACCAAAAAATAAATAATAAATTACTAATAAATAATATATAAAAAATATAACATATTTATAAAAATTTAACCAATCTTCTTCTTTAATTTCATAAAAAATTTTGCGTTCATTAGTATCAACACTTCTAATAAATTCATCTATTTTTTCTTCCAATTTCTTTTTTTGTTTTCTTCTTACATTCAATAATTCTTTTATTTTATTAGATGAATTAGTTAATCCTGTATAATCATTAAGCATTACAGTAGTAGTTCTTCTAAAATCATCAATCTCAATAATTTCATTATTTCTATTATTTTCTGCTTCTTTTGTATATCGCGTTTTTAATACATTATGATAAGTTCCAGGTGGGTTTAAACCAACTTTTTCAGTGAATAAATAATATGTTTCTTCTTTATTGTCAATAATATCTGGTATTTCTTTTTTTAAATTAACATAATCTTGCCATTGTTTTTTAAGTTTTTGAGCTTCACTAGAATTTATTAAATTTTCATCATATAATATTGCATTTTCTAACATTTGAAGTAAATTATTAAATTGTTGTGGCTGGATACCTTGCAATTGTAATTGTTGTAAAAAAGCAAATTCTTCTTCAGCACTTAATGCTCCTTTCTTCATCATATCTTCAATTCTTTGATTCACAATTTTTTGCATAAATGCTTCATTTGCCATCAATTCATGTAGTCTCTCTTCAACTAAACTATTAATATTAACATCAGAACATTTTTTAACCATATTAATATAACCTGAGAATTAATTATTTCAAATATAATTAAGATGAGAAATAATTAATATGGTGCACCTCCTACGCTAGATAAAAATGATTCTGTTGCATTTTTACCTTTTGGTTTTGGTTCACATATACTCTTTTTAGTATTGAAAACCATATCTTTGGCGCAACATTCAGCACCAACACATTCTCCTGTTAAACTTCCACTTAAATTATCAAATTCACTTTCAGCTTTATCTTTCAAAAATCCTAATTGTTCTAAATCATATTCTACAACACCTTGTTCAGTAGAACCTCTAACAATTAGAGGAAAATCATATTCTTGGAATGCCATATTATTTCTTCTAGATAAATCTAATAAAGAACCACCTATATAAAATAATCCAATTACAATAATTATTGCTAATAATACATTAGTAGTTTGAGATGAAATAGTTTGATTACGTTTTAATACAACAACAATAATTACAGGAATCATTAAGAATATTAAAAATTGTAATATTTTTGTATAAGCATTATATTTTCTGCTGAAAAAATCATCAATTTCAGCCATTCTTAAAGTATTGGCATTATTCTTTTCTAATTTATTTAATTGCTCTTTTGAGTTATTTAAATTTTTTTCTACAGCAGATAATGTTGTTAATTGATTTGCTAAATTATTTCTATCACTTTCAAAATTATTATCTAATAATTGATAAACTGATTTTAATTGTTCAAACATATTAATTCTAGTTTGTGAGATATCATTAATTTGTTTAATAATAGCAGCTTGTCTATCTTTATTATTATTTTTTGATTCATTTTGTAAATTTATGTATAATTGTTTTTCTAAATTTTGTAAATTTTTTATGTTATTCATTGTTTGTTCAGGCATATTATTTTCACTATCCATTTATAATATAATTTAATATTTTATTATAAATAATATCATTTATAAAATGTCATATAAGCAACATATGCTACATATAATAAAATTAAGAATAATATAATATAATCAATATTATCATAATTTTCACCTCTATAAAGACCATAAATACTGTATAAAACTAATATTACTACTAATAATAAATAATTATAATATCTATTTTCTGATTTGAAAATATTCTCTCTTGATCCAAAATTATTAGTTATATCTTCTTCTTTTTCCATTTTCAAAAGTTCTTTCTCAACTTGTAAATCTTGTATTGTATTTAATAGTTTAATTTCTTTTGATATTTTTATCATTTCAGGACTATTCTTATATTTTTTATAGTCATCATTAAGTTTTACAAAAGAGTTTACAATATCATTATTTAAAGTTAAAATTTCATTTTCTAAATTTTCTAAATTACTATCTTCTGACATACATATACCAGAATCATCATTTCCTGTTTTAAGACATTTAGGTAAATTTTTTGGGCACATAATTTCTCTAGCCTTATTATTATTATTATTATCTAAATTAATTATATTCCATTCAGCTTCTACGTCATTTCCCGATAAAGCAGGTCTACACTTCTCGGGGCCGGCCCAACAATCTACAACATGTAATTTTTTATCTGGATATGCCTTACTAACAATATTATAAACATTATCGGAAATCTTTACAATTATCCATTCAGCTTCTATGTCATTTCCCCATAAAGCAGGTCTACACTTCTCGGGGCCGGCCCAACAATCTACAGCATGTAATTTTTTATCTGGATATGCCTTACTAACGATATTATATATATTATCCCGTATTCTTATAAATTTCCATTTAACTTCTATGTCATTTCCCGATAAAGCAGGTCTACAATCTTCTTGTTTACCAGTCCAACAACCAACAGCATGTAATTTTGTATCTGGATATGCAATACTAACGATATTATATATACCATTTTCTAATACAGGAGGTATACGATAATCAGAATTACATGATACAGACTTATTTGGTATTTTATTATATTGATTTAAAGTATTTTTTAATAATTCTATTTTCTTTTTCAAATTATCTAAATCTTTATTATATTGTTTTTCTATATTATTAATAGTCATATATTATTAATATAGATATTATTAAAAATAGTGTCTTCTTAAATATTTGAATATATAGTATAAAGCAATAATAGCAACTATTAATAAAAATATTTGTAAAACTCTAGATTCACCAAAACCAGAATAAGTATAAAAAATTATAGCGCCAATAATTACAGCTAATATTAACATTGTATAATATCTTGAAGATTCCATATTTAATCTAATACGGGAATCATCTATATTTCCACTAAAATTAATGTGAGCATTTTCAAGTTCATTAATGCTATTTTTATTATTATTGAAATTATTAATGTATTTATGTAATTTTTCTTTTTGCTGAGCCATATCTTTATTTAATTTGTAGTCTCTTATTTCTAATTTTGTAATTTCTAATAGCATTAATTCCGCTAATTTTAATAATTCATCATTTAATTGGTATAATTTTTTCCATAATTTAGGTTGAACATTTAATCTATTACATATGGAAGTTTTAGTCATTGGAGGTCCAGATGGTATATTTACATACATATCATTATCTAATTGAATTGGATCAATAGAGCATGTTTGTGATTTTTCTTTCCAAACATCTTCTGAATAAACATGTTTAACACCTTTAATATCAACCCATGCAACTTCTTTAGTTTGTTTATTCATTATATTTTTTCCGGCAATTTTACAAGCTTGTCCAATACCCATTGGTTGACTAGCAGTTAATTTATTAATTCCATCTTTTTCAAAATCAACAGTTTTAAAATCTTTGGGGCAATTAGGAGCTAATTTTTTAATTGTATCATCAGCAAATTTGTGCGTGAATCCATAGTCATTAACATAAATATAATTTTTATTATTAGTTACAATACTTCCAAAATATTTTTCTTGTTCTTTATGTAAAGCAGCATTTAACATCAATTCTTCATTGATTAATTTATATGTAGCAGTATATTCTGCTAAAGTTGCGTTGAATGCTTTTTCTAATTTCGAAACTTCTTCTTTTTGTGTATTATTTTTACTTTTTATAGAATCTTTATCGTTCATAGCTTCAATAATAGAACTAAGCTTAGGAGAAGAAGTTTGCTCAATTAAGTTTAAATTAGGTAATATAGTTTCTAATGTATTTTTTTCATGTTGTAAAAATTTTCTACCTTGTTCTAAATTTGGGTCATTATTTAACATTATATATATACAATAATACTAGAAAATGTTATTTTGAAAGATTTATTAAATAATTTATTAAATAAATATTATGATTTAATTATCATAAAATTTATTTTGTAACAGGTTTTCTTTTGTAGCTCATAAAGATAGCACTAAATATAATAATGCCTAAAATAATATTGTAAATTAATTTTTCATTATAAGAAAAACGGAAATCTACTAATGCATGCTTGGCTGCATTATTACTATTTAATAAACTATTATATCTCTCTTGTAATTTTTTGATATCTTCATCTAGTTCATTTATTTCTCCAATCATATTATCATTAAATGTTCTTAATTTTTCTGTATTATTTTCTAAATTATTCTTTAAAGAAAAAAGTCTAGACTGGCTTTCTGTTAAATTAGAATTATTACTAGCTAATTCATTAGATAAATTTTTATCTTTTTGATTTAATCTATAATTAGGATATATATTTTCTATTTCATCTAATATTATCTTGTAATTAGTAAATTCATTATTAAATTCTTCTTTAAATTGTTTTGGCTTTGTTAAATTTAACATTATATATATATTATATATTATTGAGAACAAATTCTATAGAAATTTGTTGTAATAGAAGTTTTGCTAGGTCTTTCAATTCTACAAATTTGACCAGGGCGAATTCCAATTACCTGAGAAACAGGGCTAAATCTAGATATAGCTGGAATATGTGAATCATCTAAAATATTATATTTCTTTTTAATTTCTTTTGTTTCTTCATCAGATAAAACAATATGTTTTGGAACAAGACTATGTTGTAATATATTAAATTGAAGTCGTTGAATATTGATAATAATAATAAAAATCTTTTCTTGATCCCAAATGTGTTTAAGCATTTTTTCTAAAGTTTCATTCGGTTCTTCTTTAATAATAATAATAAGATCATCGCGTTTTTTAAGCATTTTTTCAATATTATACAAATCTTCAATAATATCATAAATATTATTGGGTCTTAGTGTTTTACTAAGATTATATTTAATATAAATTTTTTTTTCCTTGTCAGTTTCTTCTAATGGTTTTGATAGTAAAATATCTAATTGTTTATTTTGATACATGGCATGAATTTCGCTAATACTAAATCCACTGAAATCATCAGTATTAAAACCTCTTTCTTTTAGTATATCTAAAAGAATATTGCGTGATTTGTAAATTTGTTTAATATATTCATTTTCAGCCATCTTTATAATAATAATTATATAATAGATTTTAATATATTTCAATTTTTATAATAAATATTACTATTGAAATATATTAATTAAATTCAACACTTCTTGTTTTATTATTATTTTCATATTCTTCTTCATTATCTTCCTCTCCTTCTTCCTCATCTAAGTCTCCTAAAATTTCAAATTCTTCTTTGACATATTCATCATGTTTATTATATTTTCCTCCTTCTAATATAGAGACAACAGGTTTACCTTCAATAATATCTTCCATTTTATTTAAATTTTTATTGATTAATGGAATATTTGTTATATTATCTTCTGGTTCTTCAATATCTGGCTCTGGTGGTAATTGTTCTTGAACTACAGGCTCAATTTCTGGTTGAATTTCGGGTTCATCAGGTTGTATTTCTGGTTCTTGTTGAGCTTCTTCAACTTGTTCAAGAGGTTGTTCAATAGGTTCTTCTTTATCAGGTTGTTCAATATCTTGATCTTGATGTTGTGGTTGAATATCTGGTTGTTGATCAATTTGACTTAGTTTTATTTTTTTATCTTTTTTTATTTTTTTCACTACAGGTTGCTGTATACTTTCAATAGTTTTTTTAAAACCCATACTAGTAATTTGATCAATATTTTTATCAGTAATAATTCTAATTTGTATATTCATAGCTTGTAATTCTTGTATTAATAATTTGAAAGCATAAGGAACTCTAACAATACTAAATGTTCTACCATATTGTGTAATATTATCAATGCTCATTCCATTTTCTAAATTACCAGAAAATTTAATTGGACCATCAGCCATAGGACTCATAAATAAATTAAGATCACTATTATATATACAAATCATACCTGTTAAGTTACAAACAGCCATATAATATTCATCTCCCCTTACTAATAATGATTCTTGTAAAAAGTGTGATAATCCATGTGAAGCAATACCATCGCGTTCCATCTCTCCAACACGTAAACCACCATCGTTTGCTCTTCCTTGAACTGTTTGTCTAGTTAATAAAGTTCGGGGACCTCTAGCGCGATAGTTAATTTTGTCTTTAACCATATGTTTCAATCTCATGTAATAAGTAGGACCAATAAATATTTCAGATTCCATTTGTTCACCAGTTTGTCCATTATATAATAATTGATTACCTGATGAATGATAACCAATATGTGTTAATAGATCACCATATATTTTATTTTTAGTTCCTTTATTAACAAAAGCAGTACAATCACCAAAAGCACCATATTCACAACCAACTTTACCCATCAATGTTTCAACTAACTGACCAATAGTCATACGACTAGGTAAAGCATGAGGATTAATAATAATATCGGGTCTAATACCTTCTTCGGTGTATGGCATATCTTCTTCTGGTATAATAAGACCAACTGTGCCTTTTTGACCACATCTACTACAAAATTTATCTCCAATAGCAGGTATTCTCTCTTCGCGAATTCTTACTTTTGCGATTCTAAAACCTTCTTCACCTTCAGTAATAAAACTTTTATCAACATAACCAAGTTGTCCTTTCTTTGGAAATACAGACGAATCTAAAGATGTATTTGGATTAGATAAATTAGTTTGAACTTTACCAATAATTACTTTTTTATCATCTAAAAATGTGTTTTCTTTTATTAAACCAGAATCATTTAAATATGAATAATCATAACCAGGTTTCAATCCAATAACATTTTCATTTTCAATATTAGCAAAACGACTATCAATAGTAGAATTTCCAACTTTAGAACTATCTTCTCTATCTTCATACATATTATAATAAGTTGTTCTGAACATACCACGTTTTATAGAACCTTCATTGAATAAAATAGAATCTTCAACATTGTAACTACCATATATACCAATTGCTACAATAACATTCTCTCCATAAGGATGTTCTTCATTATTAATATATTTCATATATCTACTTTTAACTAATGGTATCTGTCCATAATTTAATATAACACCCATTTTATCAATACGAGTTAAAAAATTAGAATGATATAATGAGACAGCTTGTTTACTTTGACCACATGAAAAAAGATCACGAGGTAATTGATTATTTTCAGGGAATATGATTTGATTTCCCATGACACCAAAAATTAAAGAAGGATGAATTTCTAAGTGACTATATAAATTATTTTCTGATAATTTCTTATAATCCATACATATTAGAGCAACTTCTTCTTCAGCAGTATCAATATAATCAATAATGCTTTGATTATTTTTCAACTCAATAAGATTTTCCTTTGATTTTTTATATAAATCTTTTACAGACATATAAAGTTTACATTTAGATGAAGAATAATTACCATCTACTTTTTCATTAAATCCGCTGATGAGATCCTCCCATGTAAAATCATTATTATTAATTTTTTGTAAAATATTTTTCTTCATAATACTAGGACCATCTTGGTCAATATAAAAAATAGGTCTACAAAGTCTTCCAGAATCAGTATAAATATAAATAATATTTGTTTCTATATGCCAGTGAATACTTGTATAAATAGGTATTAAACCATTTCTTCTATTAAATACTAATAATTCTTTTGTTGCTTCAGGATCATTAACAATGCCAACCCATGCTCCATTAACAAATATTTTTGTTAGTCTAGACATATATTTGAAATCCACTTCATCTAATTTTTTCATAAAAACATTGAATCTTAGCCAATTAATAATTGGTTTAGAAGAACAAAATTTAGTTATTTTTGTCATAATAGCGAGATGTTTATGTAAACCAATATTACCACCGTCGGGTGTATCAACAGGATCAATTAATCCCCATTGTGAAGAATGTAATAATCTAGGCCCAACAACTTTTGCACTGGAATCTAAAGGTAGATTGACTTTTCTTAAAAGAGAGAGCGCCGAATTGAAAGACAAACGATTAAGATCTTGAACAGCACCTAGACGTTTGGTATGAGCTTCAGCTCCCCAGTTCCCTTTAAATGCTTTTCTAAAACCTTCTTCAACAATACGTTCTTTGAAAAATTCTTTATAATTATTGTCAATTAAACTTAAAAAATTCTTTTCATAAATACCTTTTTTATAGTAATATTCTTTGTCTATTTTCAAATAAATATTGCGTTGTTGTAGAGTATAATATTCTTTAAAAAGATCATAAATTAAAGATCCAGGTAATTCAACTCTTTTAAATTTGAAACTATCACGATCAGTAGATTTATTTTCTTTCATAAATACTTTTAATAATTCTAAAACCATATATCCTAAGAAACATGCTTTATCTTTAAAATTAAGTTCGCCAATGTGTGGAAGAAAATAATCAGCTAATATTTCCATAACATGAACAATAGTTTTGCCTTTTGTAAATGTAGCAATATATTTAATCGCATTTTCTTGTGTAAAGATCTTACTGGCATCATGAATAGATGGAATAAATAAATCAATATAGGAATTATATTTTTCCATATCTAATAAACAACACTCTATTATAGATTTATCTGAAGTAATACCTAAAGCACGCATTACAATAAATAATGGAATGGGTTTTCTAACGTTAGGAATATTAACAACAATTTGATTATTTGTATATTTAGAACTTTCAGCTACTATTCTAACGGATAATGTTCTAATCGGTTTAGAAGCATCTTCAGATACCGATCTTATTTCAGCAGAATGAGAATATATTTCGTTAACTTTATCTCTAATATACAACATATTATCGGCAAATTTTTCTTGTGATACAATTACTTTTTCCTTACCGTCAATTATAAAATAACCACCAAGATCATTTTTACATTCGCCCATGATATATCTAACATTTCTATCCAAACCATTCATAATACATAATTTTGACTGTAACATAATAGGAAATCTGCCTAAAAATATTTTTTCTAATGTTGTAGAAGTTTCAATAATATTTCCATCATCATCTTCTATAGTATAATCAATAACCACATCATAATGAATAGTGATAGCATATGTCATATTTCTTAATCTAGCATCATTAGGATACATATAATGCTCATGGCTTTCATCGTAAATAATTGGTTTTCCATAATATAATCGATTTCCTTCATATCCTCCAAAATAAATACTTGCTTGTAATTTGAATCGATCAGTATCAGGATCTTGCTGTTTAAGTATTTTAACTGGATTTTTTTCTTTTAATATACGTTGGATACCCTCTTCAAAAAAATCATTATAAGATTCAATTTGATGATTAACTAATGCTTGAGGATTATCTTTAAAATATTTATCTATAATTTTCCATGGTATATTTTCATCCATTTAATATATTATAATCTTATATTTTTAAGTATATAATATATTTCACAAATTTTTGTTAAAATTAATTTAATATCTTCTAACTCTTCTTAAAGCAGATTGAGACGCGCTATGTTGATCACCTCCAAATGAGCTGTCGTTGTAATTATTATTAATTGAATTTAATTTTTTGAATCTTACATAGTCAGCACCATCATAGACATATCTAGGATTACCAGTATATGCTGATTTTCCACTAGTTTGAATATTACCAGCTAAACCTTTATATCCAGCAAGTGCTTGGCTCGAAAATGAAGGGTTAATACCAGTTACTTGATTAGCAGGTCTTCCAAATATAGGATTTGTTGATTCATTAACAGTTCCATTAACATCACCGGCATTCATGGCAGCTCTAAAAGGTGTAATTTGTGTTTGTCCTTTATTTTTATAATACATAGGACTAACTTTTGAATTTTCAAAAGGAATATATGCTCTATTACCAAAAGATTGTCTTAATATTTTTCTGTTCATAGAACGTCCATTAGCACCATCCATACCAGAACTTTGATTATAGGCACCACCACCACCACCTATTAATGTAGGAGCAACACCTGGTAAACCACATCCTAAAGTGCTGATACACGATGTTTTATTATTTTTAATAATGTTTTTAAAATTATCCTTAATAAATCCAGACATATTATATATTATAAAAGATAAAATAATATATAATAAAATTGTATTATTCTATCATCACACATACAATTAAAATAATTAATTTTTATATAAAAGAAGTAATCCAATTAATATTGCTAATAATAAAAATGGGAAAACTACTAAAAACCAAGATAATCTGGAATAACCATATTTACATAAAGCATCTAATACAATTGTCCAGAAAATAACATATAAAAATTTAAATAAAAATAGTAAAAATGAAGATGGGACATCGCATTCATAAGAACCTACACAATATCTAGTTCCAGAACCATACATTACATTTTGTATAATTATGAATACAATAGCAAAAAATGATATCATAAAATAAATGTAAGCGGGGCTACATAATTTATGTAATTTATCTAATAAAGCCATTATAAAATATATAGAGAAAATATATATTTTATTCGATATATTTGATATATTTGATATATTTTTAAAATTTAGATGCTAAAGTTTTTGAATTATTTCTAATTTCTTTAATATTAGGCAATGCTCCTGGAATAATAGTATTAGTTTCCATTCCCGGTTGAACTGTAGGAGAAGGTGATACAATAGGATGTTTACCTCTATATACTCTTCCTAAAAATGGTGAATTGTTAACTAGATTATTCATACCATTTCTATATAAGTTGACTAAACCTTGTCCAAACATACCACCTTTTTGATATGGAGTTAGTCTACTTTTAAAAGCGCCATAAGTCATTTGAGGTTCAGGTTGTGTTTTACCAAAGAAAGGATCTGGGCCGCCGGTAACTTGTCCGTGAGGGTTAAATAAAAAATAGTTACCCATATTATCAACATTCCATGCACCAGGATGTTGAGGGAAAGGATTTGCTCCTAAACCATATCCTCCTTTGTGTTTTCTAGTTTTATGTTTTTTTGGAAGATGTTTTCTAGAAAGATGTCTTTTTTTAGACATATATTTTTTAGAAACGCGATGTTTTTTAGACATATGTTTTCTAGCAACATGATGTTTTTTAGACATGTGTTTTCTTTTTTTAAGCAAATTTTTTCTCGAATTTTTCATATATATATATTAAAGAATTTAATCAATTTCTACATGAGTTAACATATGTCTACGACAACAATATTTTTTAAGTTTTAGTTTGTCTAAAACAATACCTTCAGGGGTTTTGTCAACATTTTCATCTGTTAAATATATTACTTTATTAATTTCTAATTTTTCATTCATTTTAATTTTTCGAACTTCTTTTTCATAAAAGCGATATTTGTCTGCTAAAACTTTTCCGCAGGTAAAACATTTGATAGGAATAATCATTATATAATAATTAATAATATTATATAATCATTAAATCAATTTTATAATAAAATAAAATTTTTAATTATTTTTTGGACATTTTCCACGAGCATCAATACATTTATTTCTAAAATAAAAATAATCTAAAGTAAAACATTTTTTACCATCAATACTATTACAATGTTGACCATGGTCTATACCAGAATGTTTTTCTTCACTTGCCACATTAATGCCATCCATAGTTGGCATTCTTTTACCATGAAATACTGGACCTCCTCTATTGCCTGCTACACATGTATTATTACTTAACCATATACAACAACTAGTAGAGTTACACGAATTTTTATTTAATTTTTCACATTTTTTTTCTTGTTGTGATGGACTGTTGCTTTTGTCACAGAAAGAACTAGTTAATCTATTCTGAAAAGATTTAGGTTTGTTATCATTATTATTTTGTAAAGGTTCAATAGTAACAACTTTTTTTAGTGATTTTCGAACTAATGGAGTAAAATCAACATTTAACATCGCAAAAACAACAAGAAGCGTAATAAATAAGATAGCTACTAAAATAATATTATCTATATTTTGTTTAAAATATTGAATTACAACAGAACTCATTATATATATCTTAATAAAAAATAAAAAATAATTTATATTATTTCATATCCATTTTCTGTTTTAGTTTTTTTAACTATTTTTTTTTTAACAGTAGTTTTTTTTGTATCATTTTTATGAATATTATTATGGCAATCTTCGCAAATATTAACTAGATTAGCAACATGATTTTTATGAAAACCTTCTTCTAAATAATCATTTTTATTAGCATTTTTTTGATATTCTAAATGATGAATTTCAGTTCCAATATTTATTTTACACATTTCACATAAACCTTTAACTTTTTTACTATTATATTTGCTAGTATCCATATCTAAAATATTTTTATATACATTATTATATTTTACACGAAGTTCATGGGCTCTATCTAGAAAATTTTGCGGTAAATTTAAAGATTTACATACTTCTAAACCATACATGCTATCACCAGGACCTTCTTTCAATTTTCGGTCATACATTAGTTTATTTGTAGACTTGTCAAAAATAACTTCCATATGATATAATTTAATTTTATTCAAATTTTTAACTTCTTCATATTTTACAATTTCATGAAAATGCGTAGCAAACATAAAAGAACTTTCATTTTTATGTAATTCTTCTAAACCAGAAACAAAAATACTCAATGCTGAATCACTTTCAGTTCCAGAACATAATTCGTCACCTAGAATCAAACTATTTTTATTTGAAAATTGTAAAATTGTTCTTAATTCTGACATTTCAACCGCAAATGTAGAGAGACCTTTGAAAATATTATCATTACCTAAAATTCTTGTAAAAATGTAATTATATGGATAATACTCAAATGTTTTACAAGGAACAAATAATCCAGCTTGAGCCATAATTATAGAAATTCCAATAGATTTAATAAAACTAGTTTTTCCAACAGCATTAGTGCCATATAATAAAACGCCGTTACTATAATCTTTTTTATTTGTATTTCCTAATTCTAAATCATTAGTTACATAAACTTCACGTGTATTTAATTGTTCTATTAAACAATGACGAATTCCTGTAAAGTTAAAAAATGATTTATCACTTTCTGTAATAATAGGCTTACAATAATTATATTTAGATGCTATAAAACATTTACATTGTAAAATATCTATTTCGCTAATAAATTGAATAAGATCATCTAAAATATTATTATTTTCAATAAATTTATTTACAAAATCATTGTAATATAATTCTAATATACCGAGTAATTCATTTTTTGAATTATTAATTGATACTGCTATATTTCTAATAGCGCTATTTGTTATACATACATTAGAATTATTTCCATTATATGGAATAAAATCAATATTATCAATATCTAATTTGAATGTTTCATCACTATCAGTGAATTCAGATTTATATTTTAGTTCAATACTTTTCTCTCTACTTTCGAAGGATTTTTTTAAAAATGTTGTTCTTCTTTTTGTAGAAATAAGAGTGGGTTCCATTTTGGGTGTTTCATGTAATTTTACAAATTCGGTTGTTTTTGTTGTTTTTTCAAACTCTTTAATCATATTTGAAAAATTCTCTCTAATACATTCAATTAATTGTCGTGATTCTATAGATTTTTTATAACCATTATCTACTTTTTCATATAATCCTTTATTAATGAAAAATATGTTTTTGAGAGAATTATTACCGCTATCGCTAATGTTATTAATATCATCAATATATTTTGCTTTATCTAAATCAAAAAAATCACTAATAATTTTTTTAATTATTTCACTTTTATTTTTAATATTATTAATATTTTCATCTTGAAAATATTGTTTTAATTTTTTATCTTTATTAATAAGAATATTAATTTTGTCAATTAGTAAAATATTATTATAAATAATACTATAATCTTTTGGTGTAATTTTTTTCATAACTAATTTTCTTTTTAATTTTTCTAAATCACGAATTTCTTCTAGTAATTCTTTATATTTATTCCAATCAGTGGTTAAAAGATATTCTGTAATATTATAAGATTTATTTAATTTTTCAATATCAGTAATTGGATTTAATAAATTATATTGAAATCTTCTTTTTCCAATAGGTGTAACACAATTATTCAATAGTTTACTAACACAAGATAATTTTCCATTATATCTATTATCAGAAATAATATTTAATTGTTTGAGAGAATGATTAGCTAATATAAGACGATCAGTATAATTTTCATATAAAGGTTTAGATAATTTTGATACTAAATTAGGATTATGTTTATAAACAAAATCTAATAAATAACAAAAAGATTGAGAAGCTATACAATAATTTTGTATTTCATTAATAATAATTTCTTCATTATCAAAGGGATAAAAACGCTTGATAATTTCTTGTTGATATATTTGTTTTTCAGCATTTTCAGCGCTTTTATGTAGATCACTTGAATAATTATTATTTTTATTTAAAATAATTTTATGTATTTTTGAGCATTGAATATTTGTAAAATTAATAATATCATCAATAATATATTCATCTAAATTAGATAAAATAACACATTCATTAGGATTATAAATGGAAATATAACGTTCAAGTTCATCATATGTACATGGATTATGATAATAAGGCATTGTAAATTCAAAGAGAGAAGTTTTTCCAGTAAAAATATCAATATTTGATATACCAATATTAATTTGTTCTCCAATACCAATAATTTTATTTGAAGAATGATTTATCCAAATAGAAATAATATTATTTGTTAAATCTTTACTTTCATTTGAAAAATATGTTCCCGGTGAATAAATTCCATTTAAACTACGAGTAGTATTTTTGGACTGTGAATCTTGAACATATACAACAATTGTATAACCATTATCTTGTAATTTTTTAATATATTTATCTAATTGTGGCAAACCAAATCCAGCCATTACTACTTTTGATTTTCCAACACAAATATTTTTTCTGCTAATAGCCATATCATTAATTTCAGCAAAATCTACAATATTACTTCCTTTAATATTATTATTTTCATCTAATAATCCATATGCTTCAAAAAAAGAACCAACCTGCATTAGTAGAAGTGTTCTCTCTCCATATTCATTTTTCCATTTACTTGTTAAATCTAAATAATCTTTAACTATAGTCATCTAGTTAAAAAATATTTTAATCTTTAAATTATTTTATTATGCTTTATAGTTTAAAATTAATTTTGTATTAAATTTTCTAACCCATCGTGTAAATTTATAGTAATTTTCCATCCTAATTCTTTTAGTTTATTATTACTTATATAATATCGTTTATCATTAAAAGGTCTATCTTCTATATATTCAATCCAATCATGATAATTATTAGTTCCTATTATTTTTTTTATAAGTATTTTGGCAACATCTATTATACTATATTCCATATTTTCATCACAACCTATATTATAAATTTCTCCTATTATACCTTTTTCTAAAATTGTAATAAAAGCATTTGCGGTATCAAAAGAATGTAAAAATGCTCTAACGCAAGTGCCGTCTCCTTGAATAGTAACCTTTTGTTTAGATTTTAATTGTTTAATAAATTTTGGAATAACTTTTTCTGGATATTGATTGGGACCATATACATTATTACCTCTTGTAATTATAATAGGCATATTAAATGAGTGACAATATGATTGAACTAACATTTCAGCCGCAGCCTTTGAAGCAGCATAAGGGTTAGTTGGACATAGAAGAGAATGTTCTGTTTTATGTTTCTCATTTATTTCTAGCATAGATTCACCATAAACTTCATCAGTTGAAACATGTATAAATATTTCTAATGTTTTACAATATAATCGTGAAACTTCTAGAAGATTATGAGTTCCTAATACATTATCTTTTGTATATTGTATAGAATCACAAAAAGAATTTTGAACATGAGATTGTGCTGCAAAATGTAATATATGTGTTATTTTATTAGATTGAAAAATATATTTGAGTAAATCATAAGACTGTAAATTTCCATTTATAAATTTATAATTAATAGATTTTTTTATGTATTCATCTATATTATTTTCATTAGCACAATAATAAAGAGCATCAAAATTTATTATTTTAGTATGTGGATATTTTTTAACAAAAAGATTGATAAAATTAGATCCAATAAATCCTGCTCCACCAGTTATAAATAATATTTTATTATTCATTATAATATAAAATATAGAGTAAAAAATATTTAATTTTTAACTAAAAAAACCTTATTATATAATATATGAGTAATATAATAAACAATAAGGTTGATAACGGTAAATTATTAGTAAATCTAGCTTACTTACGAACAGAATATGCTAGTTAAAATACATATTATGCAACAATGAGAATGGCTTTTGCTATAGCATTAGTATCAGCATATACAAAAAATTTTTATGTTTTAGCATTTTCAATAATTTTACTAATTGGGGATATATACAATATAAGTTTATGGGTAATATATTAATAGAAATAAATGAAGTTACAAGAAATAACAAAAAAAATGTAGATTACAAGGATTTATATAAGTTGAGAAAATTTAATAACATAGTATTTATATTTTATACTATAATATTTATAATAGCAATATATTTACAATTTAATCATAATAGAAAAAACTTTTTAACTAATATTATGAAAAGTATTAAATAAAATTTAAATAAAAAATAAAAGTGAATAATAATTTTAAATAGTAGAAAAATTATTATTATACAATAATTTTTGAGTTAATATCAATAGATTTATTGGTTGAAAATTGTGGAACTTGTGTGTAATTATTTTTTAACAATTCTCTCATTTTTAATAATAATTCTTTCCAAGTTAATTCAGGTTTTGAATTTACAGAATTTAAAAAGGACCATGTCATAGCACCTTGAAATTTATTATTTATATAAGCATCTGCACTGGTTTGAGAATCAGAAGAACCACTGATAAAGAAGATATTACCTTTTGCTTGTGTATTTTTATCATTAATAATAACTTTATTGTAATCACTTGTAGTTAAATATCTATATTTAAGATCTAATAAAGTTCCACTATGACAACAATCAAATAAGACAAATAAGGTAACTTCTTCTTTTAAATATTGATCAGCAATTTCTTTTAATTCATCATCTGTAATTCCTTTATGATCAATTGATACTAATAATTCATCTTTTCCATCTAATTCATCGCCAATTCTGTCAAATGTGTATGAACCATGTCCACTATAAGTAAAATATATTATATCTCCTTTTTCTGAATTAATTAAAAGTTCTTTGTATTTTTCTAATATATTATTTCTAGTTGGCTTTAATGGTGTATCATCAGTTAATGTGAAAATATTATCATCATTTACTTTATGATCTTCATTTAAAAATTTTTTAAGTGAATTTACATCATTAATACAACCTCTTAGTTCACCATTAGTATTTCTGTAATTAATACCAATCATTAATGCTTTAAAATTTTTATTAATTTGTTGTGATGACAATAAAGAATAATATTGTTTTATTTTTTTCTCTTTTATTTTTTTAAATTCATTTAATTTAAATCTATAATAATTATATAATCTTTGAAAATATATACGTTTTATATAAGGACGTATACGCAAACTTCTAATCCGTTGAAAATGATAATTATAAAATCTATTCAAATTATCAATATTTTTTTTGTATTCATTGTTAATAGCTTCAAGTGTTACCATTATACAATATACTAATATAAAATAATTAACAAAAAATATTATTTTATGAGGGATAAAGGTTTTAATTTTCTTCTATTTTCTTCATTATGCCAACTACCTGTAAAATGATGTTTTATAAAACCATTTCTTGTATGAGGAATAATAGAACCAATACAAAAAACATCAGGTGGTAAAATTGTTATTCCGTGATTTTCATGTAATTTCATATATACATTTATCATTTGTGTAAACATTAGAGGACCAGTATAATCATGAACACTTATAAGATATTTTTTTGAAATAATATTTTTAATACATTGCTCATATAGTGCTTTAAATAAAAATAATTTTGGTTTCGCAATTATAAACCATTGACAACATTGCCCAGCCTGTTTAGTATTACAACCGTAAAATTTACTAAATTCATTACTAATAATGATAGATGTTTTTTCTTCATCTATTAGCTTATGCCCTCCGCAAATATAATTATTTGTATTAATAATATTTTTACATTTTGAACAAGGATTTATTTTAAAAGTATTAAAATAATCAGGATTAATTGAGTTTACAAGTGAAAAATTACCTTTATTACCATGAAAATAAATAAAATCATTAAATAAATTATCTATATGTTGTAAAGGTTCACAGTCCATATCAGCATATACCCCCCCTTTTAAATAAAGAATTAAATATCTAAAAGTATCAGCAATAGCACCACTATTTTTAACAGTTTTTATTATTTCTTCATGTTGTGGAAAGTTCTCTCTAACTATTTTATATATATCTTGATTATCATATAAAATAATTTCATATCCAGTATACATTTTTTTAAATTTTTCATAGCATTGTCTCCATATATAATTATCTATATTATGCTTATCTTTACATGTTAAATGTAGTATTTTTGGGAACATTTATGTAATATAAAAATATATTCTATATTTTATTTAAACTTATTTCAGAGTTATTATTATTGTTATTATTATTATTATTTTTAGTTAATATATCATCAAGTAAATATTTCATGTTATCTATTAATTTTTTATTTTCTGGAGAATCTCTATTATATAATTCTCTAAAAATTTCACTTTCTTTTTCATTTGTAAATATAGGTTCTTTTTGATAATTATCAAAATCTTCTTCTTTCAAAGATAAAATATAATTAATACAGTTATTTGGATTTTGAAAATCATTAGCAATAATTATTCTTTTTGGATTAATAACTTTTTTAATATATTTTGAAGAACCAATATAAATTGGGATACATCCAGCTGCTAATGCGTTAATTATTTTTTCTGTCATATATCCATATTCGATAGTATTTTCCGCAGCTAATATAAATTTAAATTCAGAATATTTTTTAATGAGTTCTTCAGTTGATTTATCCGAATTTTTATTTAAAAAATTAGAATGATTTTTATCACCATTATAATCGAATACTAATTTAGTATGTATACTTTTTGGATTACAATATTCACCGAGAGCATAAGTTTCTTTTGTATATTTTGTAAATATATCAATAAATTTTATTCTATTTGTAGTAACATTCCAATTTTTATTACGAATACAATAACCAAAAATTTTTTTTCGATTTTTAATATTTAAATAATTATTATTCCATAAGTTTAATTTTTGAATTTTAATATAATCAATAAAACCATATGGTATATGTATACTATTATCTTCTATTAATGTTGTAAATAATATTTTTTGCTTTATTTTTTTAAATTTATCAGTATTTGATATAAGATTATAGAAATTAACTGCTTCCCAATTTACAAAAATATATTTTTTATTATTTTTATTCCATTCTTTTTCATGATCATAATGATGAGAGCAAATAATAATATCAGCATTTGAGTTATTTTTTCTAATAATATTAATTTTTGGGTTATATAAATATAATAAATAATTAATAAAAAAATATGAATATGTATATCCAGAACCTTCTGATCCAATTATTATAGTATTTTCTTGCTTTCCACAACACATATTACCATGTCCTTTTTTAATAGAACACATAAAACAACAAAAGTTTTTATTATTGATTTTTTTATAACCACATCTACATAAATTATTATCTAAATTTAATGAAAAATTATCCATTTATAATATTTTGATATTATAAATTATATGAAATTAAATTTATGTAGATGTGGATTTTTAAAAGATGAACATCAAAATTTTTGTTGTGTATTGTGTAGTTTAAACAAAGGTCATGGTCCTCGCTGTAAACAAATAACAAAAAATAATATTGTTGTAAATCACTGGTTAAATATAATAGAAAAAAATTCAAAAAATATAAATTTAGAAAATATTAATAATTTATATAATTATAAACAAAATAATAATATAGGACCACCAGATAGTTTCTCTTTTATAGCAACATATAATGTGGTAAATGAATTAAAAGGTATGTTATTATCATTGTCATTATATCATCCTAATTCTATAGTTTATGGATTTGTAGATATAAAAACAAAAAAAGAATTAGAAACCATGACACCTAAAATTAAATTAAATTTAATTTTAGAAATAAAATTGGAAAAATATTCAAATAAAAATAGAGAACAAATGGAAAATGAAAATATATGGCCAGATTTTCAAATGGAAAAAGCTAGAGTAATATCATATTCATTACATTATTCTTCTAATACTTTATTTTTAGACTCTGATATAATATTTTTTAATGCTATAAATTGTATTGATAAAAGTAAAGATATGGCCTTATCTCCTCATTATATGAAAAAATCGGCATGTGATTTGTATGGTTATTATAATGGTGGGATTTTATGGGTAAATAAAAAAGGAATAACAGATGATTGGATTGAATTTACAAAAAAATCTCGTTATTATGATCAAGCATCAATTGAAGAACTTGCTAAAAAGTATAATTTTCAAATATTAGGGCCTGAAATAAATATAACTCCATGGAGATTATTTCATGTAGATAATAAAATAAATGTAATTAACAATATTAAATGTTATAAAAATAATATTTATTATAATAATAAACCAATAGTATTTATTCATACACATTTTAATAAAGAAGATTGCTTGTTTCATGAATTTAACACTATGTTTTTAAAACTACTCTATCTTTGTAAAAAATATAAAGAACTATTAATTATAGATTATGTAAAAAATAATAAATGGATAATAAATATACCATCACAGCCCAGAAATGATATATGGAATCATACAAATGATAGTTTTCGAGAATTAGCATATTTATCTACTTTAAAAAATAATGATCTAAAAATAAATATTACAAATCAAGATCATTGTTCAATATATAATAAAGTATTATTATATGATAGACCAAATAAGGATTGGATGAATGATGATATCTATAAATATTTATTAATTAAAGTTGGCAATGGTTCTATTGACAATGAAATAAAATTTTTAAGAGATAAAAATTTAAATGCCGAACCATGGATATTTTGGCCAAGAAGTCCAAAAATTCTTGAAAATTTGTTAGAAAAATATCCACCATTATCTTTTGAAGATAGACTAATAGAATCTATATTTATTGGTAATTATGAAAATAATGTTCAAGAAAAATTTAGAAAAACAAATAATATTTGGGGTAATGTAGTAACTGAATTTCATTGTACTTCTGGAAATAAACATAAATTTACAAAAGAACAATATTTATTAAAATTAAGAATAGCAAAATATGGTTTATGTTTAAGAGGATTTGGTAGCAAATGTCATAGAGAGGTTGAATTAATGGCATTTGGAACAGTCCCAATAATTACACCAGAAGTAGAAATAAATTCATATATAAATCCACCACAAGAAAATATTCATTTTATTAGAGTTTCAAATTCAAATGAATATAAAGAAAAAATTAAAAATATAGATGAAAACAAATGGAGTAATATGTCTAATTCATGTATAGATTGGTATGAAAATAATGTAAACAGTAAAAATGCGTGGAATACAACAATTTCAAATATTCTTTATAATATAATTATATAAAATGAATGATAGATGTTTTTGTGGATTTAAAAAAGAATTAAATAAATCTAGTTGTTGTGTACAATGTTTTATTGGAAAAGGTCATGGACCATTATGTAAAAAAATAGTTTGTAATAATACAGAAGATAATAATAAAATAACAAAAGTAATTCATAAAACAGGACCAAATACAAATAATTTTGATAAATTAGAAAAGATATTTGATAATGATAAAAAATATTTATTTAATAATTTAATTTATTATAATGATAATGATTGTGATAATATTATTAAAAATAATTTTCCAATAAAAATTTATCTAGCCTTTAAAATGTTAGTTCCACCAGCCTTTAAATCTGATATTTTTCGTTATTGTATTATATATTTGAAAGGTGGAATATATTTAGATTTGACAAATTCTTTTATTAAAAAATATTTGATAGATGATACTATAGATATAATATTAGTTAAAGATAGACCATATCATAATTTAGATAGAGTTCAAATATCATTTATAGCTGCAAAACCTAAATTAAATTTTTTTAAATTTTTATTATTAAATATTTGTAATAATGTATTAAAGAAAAAATATGGAATAGAACCATTAGATATAACAGGCCCAAGAGCTTTTATGAAATATTTTAGTATTTTCTTTAAAATGAAAAAATTAAATATGGGTACTTATATTGTAAAAGGATTAGATAATAAAAATTACAAAATTCAATGTAATTTGAAAGACACTGGTAATTATGAAATAAAAAATTTAAATAACGAAACTATAATAAGAAGTAAAATTTTGGGGGAAAATATACATAGAGAAATTTTAAATGATAAAAATAGAACGAAAAATTATGACAAATTATGGCATGAGAAACGTATTTTCTTATAATATTTATATATATTATGGATAATACAAAAATACCAAGTATATTACATATGACATATAAAGTAAGAAAATTAAGTCCTATTGTATATAATAAATGGAAAAAATTAAATCCTCATTATACTTTTACATTTAGCGACGATAAAGATTGCTATAAATTTATTGAAAAAAATTTTAGTAAAGAATATGCTGAATTTTTTAATAAAATAGTTTTTGGCCCAAATAAAGCAGATTTTTGGAGATTATGTAAATTATATATTGAAGGAGGTGTATATGTTGATATTGATATTTATCCATATATTAATTTAGATAATTTTATAAAAAATTATACATTCTGTTCTTGTATTAATAATGGAAATGCTATATTTCAAGCAGTAATTGGAAGTACAAAAAATAATGTAATTATAGAAAGAGCTATAAAATTTTTTTATGAAAAAAGATATGAAATGAATTTATTAAAAAATATTGGTTATAATGCTTCTCCAACTCATAACTTATATACTGTAATACAAAATATTATAAGAAGAATACCTAGACCTTTTATATTATATAATATAAAAATAAATAATGAAAAAAACATTGAAAAAATTTATTTTTATTATGAATTATTATTGCAACCAAAAAAAGGATTAGATGGATATTATGTTATTGATAAAAATAAATTAATATTATTCAAATCAAGATTTGATAATTTTAGTAAATGGAAAAATAATTTAATATAATATTTTAATTTACAGTAATTAAATTTAAAATAATAAATAATTAAAATAATATATACTATATTAATTATTTATGGAGAGAAAAATACCAAAAATTATCCATATGACAAATAAAACAAAATTATTTCCTGAAAATATAATTAAAATGTGGAAAAAATTAAACCCAGATTATACTTTTACATTTAGCGACGATAAAGATTGTTATGAATTTATTGAAAAAAATTTCAATAAAGAATATGCTGAACTTTTTAATAAAATAAAATATGGTCCTAATAAGGCAGATTTTTGGAGATTATGTAAATTATATGTAGAAGGTGGAGTGTATGTAGATATCGATATAGTTCCATACGCACCGATAGATTATATTATAAAAGACTCTACTTTTTGCTCTTGTCTTTCTATATTAGGTAATTCAATTTTTCAAGCATTTTTATCAGCTACACCAAAAAATATATTAATTAAAGAATGTATACAATCATTTGTAGCTAACGCAGATAAAATGAATATTTTAAAAAATACAAATAATCATAATGTTCAACCAACATTTGATATGTATAATACAATGATTAAAAAATTAAATGTAAGAAAAATAAATCCTTTTATTGTTTATAATTTAAAAGTAAATAATAGAGAGAATGATAATTCATTTAATGAAAAAATTATGTTTCTTCAAGAATTCAATTTAAAACAAACTATGAATAATAGTTTTGGAATTAGAATGAAAAATAATAATG